TGATGCGAATACGGCACAAGGATCGGATTAATCGGTGATGGTACTGTGATTTTGTCTCCTACAAAACCCAAAAGGGGCGAATATGACATCCGCAACATACCGTATTGAAACGGTGTTCCATTCAACACAACCTTAATGTGAAGATTACCACGCAAAAATGCATAATTGTCAATTTTCTTCTTGATTTGAGTGTTGTTTAGAAAAAGGTACCAGGGCTTGTTAGTATCAAGAACACTGATAACACTTGAAGTGGTCCAAGTAATAGTATCAATGAGGGTAGGACGAGAGAGAAAACTCCCAAGTCCAATATCCTCAGTACCATCAACCAAAGCCACATTGTTGGTGCTCGAAGGAGCATCAACACATACGCCACCTTCGTTATCAACGAAGGTGACGGTTTGTTCAACAGTAGTGGAGCTTCCTATGGCTTCACTTGTGATGACGCTTTCTGCTTCTTCCATCGTAGCAGACTGAAGCGTAAATAATTGGGGATAATAATTAAAATGTTCAAATGGGATATCCGCTCCCATAAGACAAGTGGTAGTACTTCCGGTGACTACCTCAACACTTTCTTTATCATTATTATTATTATTCTGTGACCTGTTGTTCAACAGGAAGGACCGGCCAAGGCCCATCCTGCGTGGGGGACTGATCTTTCGATCCTCTCCAAAACCTCGTGACGAGGTCGTCCCACCTTGGTAGAGTTGTCTCCGTCACGTACTTATCAAAAGGTTCTTGCTTAAGAATCTCCTCGAAAAATGCGTGATGGTGTTCGAACACTTTCTTTCCATAAAAGAAGTATTCGGAATTTGCGCTTGAAATGACAGCAACCATTTGGGCATACATATCAATCGACTTAGAAGGCACCCACGTAGTGAGTGACTTGTGGATTGACTCCTCCTCTAAAGGACAGAGCCAAGCGCCAACATCCTCATCATACCGCCACCTACGCTTCAAAAATTGAGTCTGATCGATCCTAATAATAGCAACTGATTCCTACTCTTTATCAGCCATAGTGTAGTCCACACCAATACCCGCCAAAATTCGTTGGATATTAGTATGGTTAAACCACGGTGCAGATAAGGAGGCACCCATAATATTATCGTCACCATATGTGAACAAATGCACGTTCAACTTAAAAGTTGCACATGTACGTTCTGGATTCAAGAGTGTGTAGCAATATCTCATGTAGAGACTGTTCACAATTGAATTGATAACAACCGTGAGTGGATGTCCCGAAGGATTGGTGCCAAAAAATTCCAATAGATCACCGTTAAGATTCACTACTGGAAAAGCCACATCCTCACCAATGCACAAAATTTCACGAACTTCTTCTGGTGTAAAACCAGCTGCTTCGTAAACTTTAGCAATGATTTGGAAGGCTGCAAGAATGAAATCGGCAATCATCCGTTTATCAAACTTCCCATAATCTCCGGCAATGATTCTATCAATACCAAAGGCCACGAGATATTCGTAGATTTTGCCCCATTCCGCAGATTGGCATGTTGTACCTGGACCAGCTTCAAAAACAAACTTGTTCTTTTGTAAAAGCCGGACAAATGACAGCAATCTGGAACGTACAACAATACTCCAGTCAACTGGCGCACCCGTGAAAAGGCGCGTCTTTTTGTTCGCTATCTTCGCGAACGAAGTGGCCTCATCCTTGAGATGTCCAGTATACACAGGAAAAGCACGCTTTCCTTCAGCATACTTCTCTTCAATTGCCTCAACACGTTCCCACACTTCAGGTGTGAAATCAACACCTTCGGGGTAAAATTCATCTGGATTAGGTACTAAAAATTTCTTCTTAGAGCATGACCAGGGGAAACCCATGGAAGTGTTCTTATTAAGGCCATCCACAAACTTCACACCAGGTAGACCATTTACACTGGCGCGAGGAGAAAGAAACACTAACTCTTTTTCCCATCCTGAAGGCAAACCTTCAAGGATATCCTTAATGAACTCTTTCACACAATGTTGCAAAACCAAACGATCATGTGTCACGTTTGGTTTAATCATTTCAACCACG